CAATACATTGTTAAGAAACAATTGTTTTGTTTCTTCAAAGTTACAAGTTCCTTTTGTTCCGTGAAGACTCAGTATTTCTCTACTGAAGATCTCTTTGCCATATTTTTTTACATCATCTTTTAATTCAGGACAAGATCCATAATATTTTTTCCAATCAGATTCTTGTTTTACTTTTCGTTTCTTACCTGGTGGTGTTCTAAAAGACCAAAAATATTTTCGCCCAATGTACTGTCGTTGGTTTGACTTATTGGTAATGAGATAAACAAAACCAAAGTAGTCCCCAACATCATCACTATTAAAAGTTCGTTCCAGGTATATCCAAGGATTTTCATAACTCATACTAATATATTATATGAGCTATTATTTATCTTTAACCCGGACAAACCAAGTCTATTGACAATTAGAGTTTATGTCAAGCCCTTGATAAATACTCAATAAAGAGTTATACTGATGTCCGTTTACGTCAGAAATTTAATAATTAATACTCATTCTGATTTTTCAGAAGATCTTGAATTGAGTCAACTTGCCGGTAAACCAACAAATCTTTCAGGTCACACCGGTGCTTCTCAAATCAGAAAGCATCCAGATAGTTCTACTGCTTACAATTTTGCAGTTGGTATTACTAGTGCTGCAAATGGTAAACTTACTTTATCGATGACTGATACGGTAACTAAAACTATTAAACCTGGAAGATACTTATATGATGTGGTCTTAACAAGACCTGGTGGAGATAAAATCGTTGTCCTAGAAGGCAGCGTGGATGTGAGAGCAGGAATTTCTACTAATTGCCCATAATGTCACAGCAACCAACATTCATAGTTGATCTTCAGATACACACTGGAACAGACTTCACACAGACGTTTGTACTTGAAGATACACAATCAAATCAATTATTAAATCTAACAGGGTATACTGCATGTTGTCATATGAGAAAATATCCAACATCCAGTGTTGCTGGTACATTTAATATAGACTTCGCTGTTGATCGATCATCAGGAAGAATTGAAATCCAAATGATAAAAACAAGTACAATTAATTTAAAAGCAGGAAAATATTTTTATGATATTGTACTACAAGATTCTGATGGGAAAAGAATCCGACCAGTTGAAGGTACTATTTCAGTAAAGAGGACTATTACTAGGTAGATTACTTCTCAGATTGTTTTTGTGTGCGTCTAATATTTTTGAAATGATCTGTATCGACATATGGTGAACCGACATTCGATCTCTTCCACCACCCATATGCTCTAGTTCTACTACCATATCCTTTAGTTCTACCATCGTTTGGATCCTCTGCAGGAGGGGTATTTCCAGATTGGTTTTGATTTCCAGTGTTTGAATCATCAGAATCAGAATCATTCAGTACATTATCAATACCCTTACCAAGCAATACTGCTGCACCAATACCACCTGCAACCTTTAATCCTGTTTTAAGTTTAGAACTTTGCTTTATAACATCTCCAGTAACATTATTTTTCGATTTAAAACGAGAACCAGGTCCTGTTGGATTAGTAGTCTTAACTTTAGTAGTAGTTGGTTTTAAATTTATCTTTGTTTTGCTTGCTCCACTTGCTCCTTTACTAAAAACACCCTTTAATTTACCTGCTTGTTTTGTAAGCCAAGAACCAATAGATGCTAAAGCTCTAACACGCTCAACAACTAATTCTAAATCTGGATGATCTACATCTACACTTTCAATAAGAGTAAGAGTTCCAAGAATGCACTCAACTTGATCCATGTCCTCACATTGTAAGAACTCAATAACTTCATCGACAGTATATCCCTCTTTCAGCATTGTATCTGAAAGAGTTAAAATGTATTTTTGTTCTGTGGTTAAGTTGTAGTACATGTGCATTTTAGTTTCCTCTTATTTGTTTTAAAAATTATCTATTGACTTTAAGGTAATCCTTAGGATTAGTTTTTACCTTTTTAGGTGTTGGGGGGGTTTTAGGTGGAGCACCTGTCAGGGCTCTTGGAATGGATGATGCTGCACCTGATGCTGCACTCCTTAAGTTATCTTTACCTGTTGGTTGCTTCGGTGTCTTTGGTTTAGAAGGCTTGTGGAATTTATCCAATACCTTAGAGGTCAACCAATGCCCTGCAGCGTATCCAGCAGCGGTTCCAAGTGGACCAGCAACTGAACCAAGAGCAGCACCAGCAGCACCTCCAAGGTGCTTAGCGCCCGTTCTGAGAGCAGATGAAGTGCGATTGTAACCCTTTGCTCTATCATCAGCATAATCTAAACCAGCACCAACAACAGCAAGAGCAGGACCTGCTAATCTGCCTGCACCTCTAGCAAGTTTTGAAAGTTTACTTGCAGATTTCAGAGTTTGTGATCCCTTTCTTACTTCCTTAAATCCTGGAAGTGCATCTTTAACCTTACTAGCAAGTTCTGGTTTTGCTTTTGGTAATTTAATTTTTGTAGGAGGTAGACCTTTTTGTCCAGGTAATGCTAATTTACCACCCTTAGACAATTTTGATCCAACAGAAGTTTTTCCAGATTTAAAGGTCTTAGATGGAGGATTATCTACAGCACGTTCTACAGCGCGAGGATTCTTAGAAATATTGAATGCACGTTTTCTTTCAGACGTAGAAAGTTTTTTACCAGAAGAATCGACACCAGTCTGTGCCATTTGTCTCTGCATATTTTGCAGAGTCTTCTCAGATTTACTGTAAGACTTAGGTCCTACACCAGGAGAAGTCCTAACTCCACCCTTAGGTGCAGCAAGTCCACCCGAGACACCAGTAGATTTGCCTTTTACATTACCAGTAGTCGTTAAATTCTTGAGTGCTTTATCAAGATCAGTGCTTGTCGCTTTAGAAATATCTTTAGTAGCATCTGCACTAGCACGGAATCTTGCACCAGCACCTGAAGGTGCTTTCTTTCCAATCATCTCTGGTTTAGCACCAGATGCTTTGAGACCCTGTGCATCTACAAAGTCTTGATTTACTCTAATACCTTTATCCTGCATACTGCGGATATATTTATTGGCAGGAGTCTGCTGTACAGTTTTAGGTATGGTAGTTAATGATTTAAAAGGATCAGGAATAGATGTTGATCTAGTCCTCCTACTTTTTGTAAGACTTTTAAATGGTCTAGAAGGTGCCTTTGGTGTCTTAGGATCAAATGGATCAGGAGTGCCCTGCTTTATTGTTCTTTGCTGTCTTACAGAACGATCAACAAATTTACTGGTTTCATCTGCTTTCAGACCACCAGACTTAGAATCAGAGAATCCTTTTCTTGCTTCTAGATCAGCCTTTACTCTGGTAGTAGCACCACTTCTATCACCAGGGAACGACAGAGTTCCTTTGGACAGACTTCCAGTAGTCTTTCCACCAGTTGCCCCCTTCGCCCTCTCAGCGCGTCTATACTTTGCCGCTTTCTTAGAAACATCTGCCTGATTTACACTTCCAGGACCTTCAGATTTTTCCTTTTCAGTTATAAATTGACTATACGACTTCATTCCGCTACCGCGTTCCAGTATAGGAATATTTATAAAAAAAGAGAGGACATCAGTCCTCTCCCTTAAACGCTTCGTATCCATCATATTCACCAAACATATATGCATCAGATAATGCTGCTTCTCTATATGCTTTTAGTGCCTCATCAGTGATTTCTGTTTTTACGGAAAGAGGTGGAGTGAGGGGTTCAATCTCTTCCATCTCCTTCCAGACCTTTTCAAAATCAAAGTTGGAATCCTGAGAAGGTATCTTTTTTGACATCTTGCTTAATTCCTCCGACGATGTAAGACTCAACCTCAGTCTCCTGAGGAGCGACCTGAAGACCCTTCGACGAAATCCAATGTTCCGTCCAGGGGAGTGGGTTATTCTTTGCGGGTATGTCATAGATAGGTTTGAGTCCAATTGCTTTCATACGGCGATTTGCAACCCATTCAACATACTGCTGTAATAGTTTGTCGTTGAGTCCAATCATAGATCCATCTTTGAACAGATATTCTGCCCAGAGTTTTTCTTGATTAACACAAGTCTCAAAAGTCTTAATCAACCATTGCTCTTCTTCTTTGAAGATTTGTGCCATCTCAGGATCATCACCTTCTCTCCACTTCTTCAGAATATTCTGAGTAATAGCAAGATGCTGATTCTCATCTCTGGCAATCAGTGAGATGATTTTTGCACTTCCTTCCATAAGTTTGAGTTCGCCAAAAGCAAAACTGCAAGCGAACGATACGTAAAAGCGAATACCTTCAAGAATATTAACGTTTGCAACTGCTCGGAAGAGTTTGCGCTTAAGTTCATATCTGGATTCTAGTGCGTAAGGGACTTGCTCTAATGCGTGTTGCCAATCATTAGAATTATCATAATGATGTGCTGCATTAATAAAGTCATTATATGCCTGTGTAACTGTAGTAGCACGTTCTACAATACGGTCATCATTCAGAATGTGATCAAATACATCTGAAGGATCTGGGTAGATATTCTTAATGATATGCGTATAAGAACGACTGTGAATCATTTCCATGAATCCCCAGACTTCCATACATGCTTCCAACTCAGGTAGTGAGCAATAAGGTATAAAAGCCATCCCAGGACCACGCCCTTGTATGGAGTCAAGCATAATCTGATACTTCAAATTAGAAGTAAAAATATGCTTCTGCTCTGGACGAAGAGTTTGATAATCCGAACGATCTTTCTGGAGAGATACCTCTTCAGGTCTCCAAAAGTATCCTAATTGTTGTGTGGTGAGTTTATCAAAGATTGGATACTTGTAAGAATCATATCTCTGAATACCCAAGGGTTTACCAAAGAACATTGGTTGCTTTTTGGTATCATATTCCTCTGCATTAAAAACAGTCATGGAATCTACCATGGGTTTTTTACTCTCGCTGTTTGTCTTAAATTTTACAAGACTCACAATCTTCCTCCTCGGCGTTTTCTAATTGAGCGACTAAACTTTCAAGACTTTCTTTAGTATCTTCTACCTCATCAGTCTTGAAGTCATATGTGTTCTGATAATATGAAGTCTTCCAACCGTATTTGTATGTAGTTAGAAGATCTTGTGCCATCACGGAGACGGGTACTTCATTGTCGGGATACTGTTCTGGATTGTAACTCCAGTTTCCGCTGATTGCTTGGTCAAAAAACTTCTGCATAACAGCAACAATATTGATGTAACCACGATTAGACTCCATATCCCAGAGGAGCGTATAATTGTTCTTAAGGGTAGCATATTGAGGAACAATCTGTTTGAGTGGTCCCTTCTTGCTTTTCTTAATGGACAAATATCCTCTAGGTGGCTCGATTCCATTTGTTGCGTTTGACACAACGGAACTGCTCTCTGATGGCATTTGAGCAGACAATGTTGAGTTCCTAACTCCGTGGGCAAGTACCCGTTGTCGAAGATTTTCCCAATCATACTGAAGCTCATTTGCAACTATTTCATCTACATCATGTTTATATGTATCGATTGGAAGAATTCCATTTCCATACTTGGTTCGGTTACTGTATTCACAGGCACCTTTTTCTTCTGCCAGATCTACTGTAGCAGAAATTAGATAATATTGGAAGGCTTCAGACAGTTTATGGACTGATTCCCATGCTTCTGAATCGCTGTAATTGTAACCTTGTTTGGCAAGATAGTGTGCGAGACCGATGTAACCAATACCGAGGGAGCGACGTGCTCTTGTAGCGATCTCTGCTGCTTGGACGGGGTATCCTTGGAAATCAATGAGTTCATCCAAACTCCTAACAGCAAGATCGCAAAGAACTTCAAGATCCTCAAGATCCCTAATTTTTCCAATATTAATAGCAGAAAGTATGCAGAGAGCAATTTCACCGTTAGGGTCGTCAATGTGTTGAAGTGGTTTGGTTGGGAGAGTAATCTCCTGACACAGATTGCTCATCTCAACTTTATCCATAAAGGATGAGTGAGAATTACAATGGTCAATGTTCATGATATAAAGACGACCAGTCTCTGCACGTTCTTTCAGAAGGTCTAGAAAGAGTTCTTGTGCCCCGATAGTCTTTCTTGGAGTAAACTCATCTGATTCATAGCGTACATAGAGATCGTCAAATGTATCAGTACCAAAAGCATCATAGAGACCTGGTACGTCATGCGGTGAGAATAAGCTAATCTCTGCATTCGCAATGAAACGCTCGTAGAAAAGTTTTGAAATTTGGATTGAGTAGTCAAGTTTGCGTACCCGATTGTCTTCTGTACCTTTATTGTTTTTGAGAACTAGAATGTCCTCTATTTCTTGGTGCCAGATAGGAAAGTGAACTGTAGCAGAACCACCTCTGATGCCGTTTTGAGTGCAACATC